AAAAAATTGCGTTTACGACAGATACAATGGAAGATTGCTGAAAATGGCAATGCGGCTATGGCTATCTGGCTAGGTAAAAATGAATTGGGTCAATCAGATGGTGGTGTAATGACAGATGATAACCAACCATTAGCTTGGTCAGTTGATTAGTGCCATTAAGTAAACCTCAAAAACAAATCCTAGATTGTGATAAGAGATTTAGAGTATTAATTACAGGTAGAAGATTTGGTAAGACATTCTTATGTATTCAAGAACTAGCTAAATTTAGCAGATATCCTAAAAAGAAAGTTTGGTATGTAGCACCCACTTATCGTATGGCTAAAGATATAGTTTGGAATGATTTAGTGGATAGGATGACTAAACACAAATGGTTAAAAAAACTAAATCATAGTGATTTACGATTAACATTAAGAAATGGTAGTGAAATATCTCTAAGAGGTGCAGATAACGAGAATAGTCTTAGAGGTGTTGGATTAGATTTTCTTGTCATGGATGAATTTGCTGATGTTAAAGAACACGCATGGTATGAGGTATTGCGACCAACTTTGTCAGATAAAAATGGTTCAGCTTTATTCTGTGGCACACCTAGAGGTTATGGTAATTGGAGTTATAACTTATTTACTAAAGAGAATGAGGATGAACAATGGAAATCATTTCAATTTACTACATTAGATGGCGGTCAAGTATCAGCTTCAGAAGTACAACAAGCAAAACAAGACTTAGATGAAAGAACATTTAATCAAGAATACATGGCATCATTCGTTAATTATGCAGGACAGATTTATTATAACTTTGATAGAAAACAAAATGTACTAGATATTTATAATCCTAAAACAAACGAAATTCATATAGGCATGGACTTTAACATTGACCCAATGTCCGCAGTTATATCCGAACTAAAAGGAAATAATATTTATGTATATGATGAAATTGTCATCTACAGCAGTAATACTGACGAAATGGTTCAAGAAATCAAAAACAGATTTAAGAATAAGCATATATTTATTTATCCCGACCCTGCATCAAAGCAAAGAAAAACTTCAGCAGGTGGTGTCACAGATTTAGCTATACTCAAGAACGCAGGTTTTCATTTACGAGTAAGAAACAATCATCCATTGATTAGAGATAGAATAAATGCAGTGAACACCAAACTAAAGAATGGAGTTGGTGACAGAACATTATTTATTGCAAAAAATTGCAAAACTATGTTAAAAAGCATTGAAAGACAAATTTACAAAGAAGGAACGACTGTGCCAGATAAGGACAATAATTACGACCACATGAATGATGCATTAGGATATTTAGTGGAGTATTTATATCCTGTCAAAAGACAGTTCACACCTAGCAAACCCCAGAGGTGGAGTTAATGGCATTATATAGTAGAGAATTTTTAACACAAAAACACAAACATTATGAAGAAAAGTTTGCCGATTGGCATTTTCATCTCATGTCCTATCTTGGCGGACAAGATTACCAAAACGGATATCAGCTTAACCGATATATTTTAGAAACTGATGAGGAGTATCTCAAAAGAGCAGAAAATACTCCGATTGACAATCATTGTAAGAATGTGGTGCAAATCTATTCGTCTTTCCTATTCCGAGTACCACCCACAAGAAACTATGGTTCATTAACAGGTGATGAACAATTAAATAGTTTCATTAATGATGCTGACTTAGATGGCAGGTCCTTTAACAATGTAATTCGTGAAATGCAAATGAACGCATCTATCTATGGTACTTGTTGGGCGGTATTAGATAAACCTGCGGTTCAAACACAATCAAGAGCAGAAGAACTTCAGTTAGATATCCGACCCTACATCAGTTTATATACTCCAGAGAATGTATTGAATTGGAATTTTGAAAGAGGTGTCAATGGTAAATATATTTTAACCTCACTTACCTTACTAGAAGATTTATTTGAGGATATGGCAACTATCAGAGTTTGGACTATGGAAGATATTACTACTTACAAAGTTGCAGAATTTACAAAAGGCTATTCAACTTCTAAACCCATGATGATTGATGAGATGCCTAATATGTTAGGAAAAATACCTGCTGTAATTTTATATAATCAGAAATCTCAAAGACGAGGTATTGGTATATCTGATTTAAATGATGTCGCAGAATTACAAAAAGCTATCTATAACGATTACTCAGAGATTGAACAACTTATCAGATTATCTAATCACCCAAGTTTAGTTAAAACACCGAATGTTGAAGCCTCTGCAGGAGCAGGTTCTATTATTGAAATGCCGGAAGATTTAGACAGCAACTTAAAACCATATTTAATACAACCATCATCACAGTCATTAGATGGCATAATGAATAACATAAACATGAAAGTAGAATCTATTAATAGAATTACACACATGGGTGCAGTTAGAGCCACCGAAGCTAGAATACAATCTGGCATAGCATTACAAACTGAGTTTCAATTATTAAACGCAAGACTAAGTGAGAAAGCAGATTACTTACAAAATGCAGAAGAACAAATCTGGAAATTATTCGCAGAATGGCAAGGCAGAGAGTTTGATGGTGAAATTATTTATCCAGATAGCTTCAACCTTAGAGATTATGCATCTGACTTACAGTTCCTACAAATGGCAAAAGCTAGTGGTGTTCAATCCGACAGTTTCTTAAAAGAAGTAGATAAACAAATCGCTAGAGCAGTTGTAGATGATGATGAAAAGATTAATACTATAGATGGTGAGATAGACGCAAAGGCAGTCACTATCGGACAGTTTTCAACACCAACAATAGAGGGTGAAGAAATTGAAGAAGCGTAGAGTTCCAAAAGATAAAAAAACTAAAGTACCCAAGAAATATTTATCTGGGCTAAAAGGTGCTAAACGAGATAGACGAGCATCATTAATCAAAAGGGTGGCGGCACTTTATAGAGCAGGTAAACGCATTCCCTTATCATTACTCAAAGCTAGGACTAAAGCATAATGGCAGTTAGAAGAAAACCTTTATCAGCAACCACAGTCGCTACACTGAAAAGAAAAGCCAAAGCATCTAAGAGATATACTTATTCAACCCTCGCTAAAGTTTATCGTAGAGGACAAGGTGCGTTTTTGGGTGCAGGTAGTCGTAGAGTTCCTATGGCGGCATGGGCTATGGGTAGAGTAAACTCATTCCTTAGAGGTAGTCGTAAACACGACTTAGACTTACGCAAAAAGAAAAAGTAAAAGGTAGAACTGTATCTACTACCGAGTTCTATAATTGGACACATCAACAACATGGTGAGAAAAAATGTTTTTGTGGTAAATTTGCCTGTATAGGTTTTAATTATAGATATGGTATGTTAGAACTATTATGCTTTGAGCATTATCAAGAAAGGATAAGCAATGGCACTAACAAAGAAACAAAAGAAACTACCAATGGCTCTTCAAAAAGCTATTCTAAAGAAACAAAAGAAAAAGAAAGGAAAGTAAAATGCCTAAACATTACGGAAAAACAAAATCAGTTAAATCTGCTATGAAAATGAAGAAAAGAAAGAAGAAAAAGAAATAGTGGCTAAAAGAAGAAAAAAAGCACCTAGAGGTTATCATTATATGCCAGATGGTAGATTAATGAAAAACTCAGCACATAAAAAAAGGAAAAAGAAATAATGGCTACTTATAGAGGTCGTCAAGTTAAATTAAATAAACCATTCAGAACCCCAAACAAATCAAAAAAGTTTGGTGTCTATGTAAAGAATAAAGCTACAGGTAATGTCAAATTAGTTAGATTTGGCGACCCTAATTTATCTATAAAGAAAAATATCCCTGCTAGACAAAGAAGTTTTATGGCTAGATTTAGACCCATACTAGCCAAAGTCAAAGGACAGAAAAATCTATC